TATTGAATTAATTACAACCTATACTGGAATTAAATGGGTAGTAAAAAAGATTAGCAAACTAACTGGAAAAGATTGCGGTTGTGATGACAGAAAAAATAAACTTAATGATATTGAGTTATGGTAGAAGAAGATAAGTATATTTGGGTTGATTTTAAAGCAAATGTAGTCGGTAAATTAAATCCAGAATATAAAAAGATTTTATGTACCTTACACGCTAAATACTACAATCACAAATACTATGAGCCTTGCAGTTGTGATGCAAAGATTTACAGAATGTGGATTGCTGATATAGATAGATTATATAACTAAAATTAAAGGTTTGAATAAACAACACCAGCTTGAACAAGCAATAATAAAGATTTTAAATTTAGATGGATGGAAACTTAAATGGACTGGAGAAGGTTCTGAAAGTTGGGATGCTGAAGGTTTAACTCCAAAAGGAAAAGAGTGCGTTATAGAGATGAAATTTAGAAATAAGTATTATACTACTAAAATGCTTGAAAAGTTTAAATACGACAAGTTAATAGCTACTGGTAAGGTAGCTTTCTATTTCGTGAATGACCCTAAAGCAAATTATATGTTTTGGCTTAATGATATTAAGATGCCAGAGCCAGTTGATAAATATTGTCCCTCAACTACAATGTGGCAAAATAATAAAGTAATGAAGCCTTGTTATCTTTTAGAAGAAAGTCAAGCTGCAATGGTAAATAATAACGATACAATATATACGATGAAAAAAGAAATCATTCAAAAGTTGAATCAATTATCTGATAGGATAAATCTTCAACAAAAAGAAGAACTATTGAAAGATATAATTCAATTAAAACTAACAGAAAACTATTCTGAATTTATTAAAATTAAAGATAAATGGAATATATAGGCTACGAGATTAAATTGAACCTTTTTAAAGGAATTCTTTTAGGTGTTATGGAGGAAACATTTATAGAAGAAGATGTAATTGAGAAAGATTTTGTAATTTATTTTGGTATGCTATCACTTTGTTTTACAAGAATTTATAATAAACTTTAAAAATAATTATAAATTTTATTAAAAAAATTGTTCATAATTAAAATAAGTTTTATATATTTGTAGGGTAATTAAAACAAAACATTATGAAAGTATCAGTAACCTTAACAGAAATAGTAACTTATAAGATAACTAAAGAAGTAGAAATTAGTTCAACAGATTATGCAACTTATATCAGAACTGGTAAATTACCAAGTAATACAGACACTAATTTACAACACGATTTAAGTAGTGAAGTAAATTATGAGCATTGGATAGAAACAGAACATTATATTGACTATGTTGAAAAAGCATAGTTTATTATTTTTTATATTAATTAAAAACAAACAAAATGAGAACAACAGAACAAATTTTAAAATCACTAATTAATTCTTACAATAATAATGAAAGACCTAATTATATAGATTTAAGAGATTTAGAAATTGAAGAAAAAACAATACAAGTAGCGCAAGAAATAGTTAAAAGAGATGTTTTTGATATTGATAAACTTTTAGATAGTAATTTTTTTAAGGAAGAAATATTGGATATAGAAAAAGAAAATAAATACCTTAAAGAATTAGGTTGGAATAGAAAAGAAATAAATGAAATAGCAGATTTAATAATTAAAAACAAAACAAGATGAAAACAATTAAAAGAATTATCAAAACACAATTAGTAAACTTAAACATCAAACCAGTTAAGGTTGTAATATTACAAACTGGAATAGTATGTGAACATTTTAAAAATGGAAAAATAAATGTAATATGAGAGCAACGCAACTTCACTACGAGAACGGACAAGGCTATGATATTATAGATGTGTGTAAGGATTACTCTCTTAATTTTAACAGAGGTAATGTTTGCAAATATATAGCACGAGCAGGTAAGAAGCAAGATGAGTTACAGGACTTACGAAAGGCTTTAGATTACTTACAAAGAGAAATAGCTTATTTTGAAGACAAACAAAAGGAATATATTAAACAAAAAATAGACAGATAATGGAAGTATTCGACAACGATTTAGACAATTACTTAAACGAACTTGATAAAGAGTTTGAGTGTTACGAATGTGGAAAAAGCATATCAGAGAAAGGATATTGTAGTAGAGATTGTTTTAAAGCATCAATGTTATGATTTTGCTAGTAGACGCAGATAGCTTAATATTTGCAAGTTGTTATCGTAAAAGACTAACACCAGATGATAATCCGTACTTTGAAAAGCTATCAGATGCTTCAGATAAGTTCAATGAGCAGTTAATGAGTATTGTGAATCATTTAGAAGATTTCTACGATATTGACAAGGTAATTATATTTAATGGTTCAAAAGGTAACTTTAGAAAGCTAATAACTAAAAAGTATAAAGCAAATAGAAAGGATTCGCAGATACCACCTTTATTGAATGAGATGCATCAATGGGTAAAAGATAATCATAATTCAATTTATGGTTATGGTGTTGAAACAGATGATATGGTTGCAAGATACTGGAATGAATTATCAAAAGAGTTTGGTAGGAACGAAGTTATGATAGTAAGCATTGACAAAGACTATAAACAGTTTCCTTGTCTTATGTACAACTATCACTACAAACACAAGCAAGTTTTAGATATAAGTGAAGAGGAATCAATGTATAACTTTTATGAGCAAATGATTGTAGGAGATACTGCTGATAATGTAAACTACTTTAAAGGAAAAGGGAAGAAGTTTGCAGAAAAGTATTTAGCAGAATGTAATAGTCATTACCAATACACAAAGAAGATGTACGAACTATTTAAAGAAGTACATAAAGGAAAAGCAAATCAAAGATACATTGAATGCTACAACCTTTTAAAATTAAGAACAGATTAAGAACAATTTAAAACAAAAAAGATGATAGAATTAGATGAATTAATAGATTATGTTAATGAAACTTTAGATTTAGATATTAGGGAAAACACTAGAAAAAGAGAAGTTGTGGACGCTAGAGCGTTTTATTATGAGTTGGCTAGGAAACTTACAAATAATAGTTTACATAAGATTGGAAATTCTTTAGATAGGCACCACGCAACTGTACTTCATAGCTTGAACAATGTAGTAATGTATCTAAATAAGGATTTAATAAATAAATCATTAGCAGAACTTGGTTATAAAAGCAAAAAAAATACATTTCAAGAATTGAAAGAAAGAGTATCTTATTTAGAAACTCAATTAGAAAATTTAAAATAATTGCAAAATGAATAAACAATTAGAATATTTAAAAGTAGTGTTACTTGGGCAATTGACTATTGAAGCAATAGAGGATTTAAGGGGTACAATTAAATATAGACAAGAAGTAAAAAATGTTGGGAATAGATTCAATAAAATGTTGGACGAATATGTTAATGAAGACTTCAATACAGTTTACAACAACAATGAAGAGATGACTATGAATGTAATGCGAAAGATAACTGAATTAATAAACAAGTTGGCTACTTCTGATATAGATGAGTTAGTAATGATTGATGCAGTTATAGACAAATACAAGGGTAATAAAGAATGGTTTGTAGAACACGCTTCTGCTGACTTTTTAAAATTAGATTAATATGGAATATAGTAATTGTTGTGGTGCAAATAGACATCACATATATAATGAATTGTGTGCAGATTGTTTAGAGCATACAGAATTTGAAACAGAAGAATAAACGAAAACAATATAGAATTATGAAACAAAAAAAATACACACAAGAAGAAAGGATTAAGAAGTTGGAATCAGTAGTTACACAGTTATATCTATATCATCAAACTACTATTAAAGAACTACAAATATTGAAGAATGAAATAAACAATGAAATAAAATAATTAAAAAAATACTATATATTAGTGATATGGAACAAACTATAAATGAATTTAAAGGATACACATTTACAGAATGCGGTAAAGTTTATTCATATAGAAACGGAACTAAAAAAGAAATACTTGGTTCTAAAGATAAAGATGGTTATTTAAAAATAACTTTAGTCGATGAAAATGGAAAGTTCAAATACTTTAGAAAACATAGACTTATTATTTCTTCTTTTTTAGGTAATAGTGATATGCAAGTAAATCATATCGATGGAAATAGATTAAACAATAATTTATCTAATTTGGAATATGTAAGTCAAAGAGAAAATCAATCTCATAGAAGAAAAATGCAGGGTTACGATGTTGGTGTTTGTTGGGCAAATAAGGAAAATAAATGGAGGGCTTATATTCAAGTTGATAAGAAGTGGCAACATTTGGGATTTTATAATGAAAAAACAGATGCTAAAAATGCTTATTTAAACAAATTAAAAGAACTAGGAATACAAAATAGATATGCGGTATGATAATAGAAACTAAAAGTATACACGAATTAAGACCAGCACCATACAATCCAAGACAAAGTACGAAAAAACAAGAAAAACAATTAAAAGAAAGTTTAAAGAAGTTTGGTGTAGTTGAACCAATTATATTTAATAAACAAACTGGATATATAGTTGGTGGTCATTTTAGAGTAAGGGAACTTATAAAACTAGGCTACGAGGAAGTAGATTGTGTAATTGTAGATTTAGATGAGAATGATGAAAGGGAACTTAATATAAGGTTGAATGCAAATACTGGTGGATGGGATTGGGATGTATTAGCAAACGAATGGGATAACCAACAGTTAGAAGATTGGGGATTGGACTTATTACCTTTTGAAGAAGAAGAAGTTTTAGAGGCTAAAGAAGATGATTTTGATACAACACCTCCAGAAATAGCTAAAACTGTTTTAGGGGATTTATATAAGATAGGAGAGCATAGGTTACTTTGTGGAGATAGCACAGATAGCGACCAAGTGGCAAAGTTAATGAATGGACAAAATCCAGATTTTATACATACTGACCCTCCTTACGGAATTAACTATTCATCTGAAAATAGTGGATATAAAACAAACAATAAGTTTGAAGTAATTAAAAATGATGAAGAAGGAGTTGATATTACTAATTTATTTTTATTTAATTGTCCTAAAGTTATTTGGGGTGCAAATTGTTTTCCTAACAAATTACCACATAGAGGAAGGTGGGCGGTTTGGTATAAAAGAGGTGAAGGGGCAGAAAAGGCATTAGGAAGTCCTTTTGAATTAGCTTGGATAGATATGAATTCTGGATATGATAGGTTTTATAAAATAGTACACGGAGGATTTGTAAATTCAGATGGTGGTAAAAGACTGCATCCAACACAAAAGCCAGTAAAATTAGTTGATGAAATTTTAAACGATTTAGCGAAAGATTCTAAACTTATTTTAGATTTGTTTTTAGGAAGTGGCACAACAATGTTAGCTTCACACCAACTTAAACGCAAATGTTACGGAATGGAGTTGGACCCAAAGTATTGTGATGTAATTGTAAAGCGAATGATTAAACTAGATGATACTTTAACTATAAAGAGAAATGGTATCGATTGTACAAACGAATGGAAATAACTATGAATAAACAAAATATTACACTTAAAAGAGCAATGATAGAAGCACTTGAACAATCTTTAGGTGTTGTAACAACTGCTTGTAAAATTGTAGGTATTTCAAGAAACACACATTACTTGTGGATGCGTGAAGATGATGAGTACAAAAAAGAAGTTAACGATATTGAGAATATGGCTTTAGATTTTGTAGAGAGTCAACTGTTTAAAAACATAAAGAAAGGCAAGACTTCTGAAATGATATTCTATTTAAAAACAAAAGGAAAGAAAAGAGGTTACATAGAAAGACAAGAGATAACTGGAGCAGATGGTATGCCAACTAACTTTCAAATAGAAATTATAAAGCGTGAAGATAAAGACTAATATAGTTTTTGAGCATTTACTAGAATCAACTAAAAAAATAACAATAGAGCAAGGTGGAACTAGGTCTGGAAAGAC